TCCAAACAACTGCCGGTAAACTGGTTGAAGGCGCGGAAGAAACTATCTACCGTGCCTTGGCTATCCGTCACATGGAACTGCCGGTAGGCGATTTTATTTCTGATGCTCTAAACAATGATGTACCAGAGCTGGCACGGTCGCTCCTTCTGTCCAATGTCCAGGACGAAATCAAGCACGACCTTGCACTGGGTTATATTACCAACTCCCTGGGTGTTGATGAACAAGCTGAGGAAGAAGGCAAACGCCTCCGCGACGCTTGGATTGCTCATCCGGATCACACGATCCTCAAGGCGTTGGTTGCCGAGCGTGCGATTTTCTTTGTCCTCCTACCCTTTTTCCGTTTTAACGGAGATGCGGCGCTGAGGACCGTATCAGCCGATATTAGCCGAGATGAGCAAGTCCATGTCGGTGCCAATTCGTTGGTGTGCCGTGAACTTAATCTTGAAGTTTCTCCGTCCTTGGATAAGCTTCGCAAAGCTACTATCAACTGGGTAATGCAGCCTCTCAAGGCTAACAACCCTAATAAATATCTAAACAAAAAATTTTGGCTGGATTCCAGTGATCGCTTGATGTATGAAGGTAAAGCACCTGAGCTTGTAGAAACTAAGCGAGCACGTATGCCAGCGTTCTTTGAACATGCAAACCAAAATCTACCACAGTATGCCTGAGTTTGGTCTTACTGTACGGCGTCTTCTAGAAGAACTAGAAGATGTTTATCCACCAGTTAACCCATCTCCTGACACACCGCTAAACCAGATCATGTATCGTGCTGGTCAACGCAGTGTGTTGGAGTGGATTGAAAACCGACTTGATGAGGAATCTTAACAATGGGCGCATCACGCCGACAACATCATAGACGCCAGGAGGGGATGCGGGCAGCCACTGCTGACGCCAATAGAATGCGAGCTATCCAAGAGGAACAGCGTCGTGCATACGAAGCACAGATTGAAGCCATGCGTTCTCAAGCTGAGCTTATGAAGCCAGACGCACCTCCTCGTCCAACTCAAAGCACTCTTGCAGATAGCCGTACTGGTGTTCGCACCGCACGTTCTACTCGTGGCACTGTACGTGGTCTTTCTAAGGGACTTGCTTCACTTCGTATCCCTCTTAACATCGGCGGCGCCGCCGGTGGTGGTCTTAACATTGGTTAATTAAATGAACGCTAAAAGCAGGTACGATCATCTATCTAGCTATCGTTCCCAGTTTCTAGACACAGCGGTTGAGTGTTCAAAGCTCACCATTCCTTACCTCATCCAACGTGATGAGTTCAGAGTTACACATCAAACCCTTAGGCAACCTTGGCAATCCGTAGGTGCAAAGGGTGTAGTAACACTTGCATCCAAGCTGATGCTCTCGTTGCTACCTCCTCAAACTACGTTCTTCAAGCTTCAGGTACGTGATGATAAGCTAGGCACTGAGTTGCCTGCTGAGATCCGTTCCGAACTTGACCTGAGCTTTGCTAAGATGGAGCGTATGGTAATGGAGTCGGTTGCTGCTTCCAGCGATCGTGTCGTTGTTCACCAGGCTCTTAAGCATTTGGTGGTTGGTGGTAACGCGCTGATCTTTATGGGTGAGGACGGGTTGAAACATTACCCACTAAATCGCTACGTTGTCGATAGAGATGGTAACGGTAACGTAATTGAGATCGTAACCAAAGAACTAATTAACAAACAACTTTTACCCGATGACATTCTCAAAGATCCTCCGACCGTTATGGACGAGAGCTTCGCACATGAGGATGACGTAGAAGTTTATACACATGTACGCCTAGACAACAATCGTTGGCTATGGTATCAGGAAGTCTATGGTAAAAAGATTCCTAAATCAGACAGCAAAGCTCCAAAGGATGCTAGTCCTTGGCTTGTACTGCGTTTTAATTCTGTCGATGGCGAGAACTATGGACGGGGTAGAGTTGAGGAATTCTTGGGAGATCTTAAGTCGCTTGATGCACTCGCCCAGTCCCTCGTAGAAGGCTCTGCAGCAGCCGCTAAGGTCGTCTTCGTGGTATCACCCTCAAGCACGACTAAAGCCCAAACGCTGGCGAAGGCAGGCAACGGTGCGATCGTTCAAGGTAGACCTGATGACATTGGTGTTATTCAAGTCGGTAAAACGGCAGACTTTAGCACCGCTATGACCATGATGCAACAGCTTGAGCGCCGCTTGGCTGAGGCATTCCTTATTCTTACAGTGAGACAGTCCGAACGGACTACTGCTGAAGAGGTCCGTCTTACTCAGCTTGAACTTGAACAACAGCTTGGCGGTTTGTTCTCGCTGTTGACTGTTGAGTTCCTTCTTCCTTACCTCAATCGTAAGATGCTGGTGCTGCAACGCAGTGGTCAGCTTCCACGGATCCCTAAAGATCTTGTGAATCCAACCATCGTTGCTGGTATCAACGCTTTGGGTCGTGGTCAGGATCGTGAGTCTCTCACTTCCTTTATCATGACCATTGCTCAGACGCTTGGACCTGAAGCACTGATGCAGTACATTAATACTGATGAAGTGATTAAACGTCTGGCTGCTGCACAAGGTATTGATGTTCTCAACCTTGTCAAGTCTATGGATCAGATTAACGCTGAACGAGACGAAGCAGCTCAAGCAGAAGAGGATATGATTATGGCACAACAAGCTGGTCAAATGCTCAAATCACCCCTGGCTGATCCATCCAAGAACCCAATGGCAGGTGAAACTGTCAACGCGGTAATGGGTGAGGAAGTCATTCCCCCAATGCAATAACTATGGCAGAAATTCTATCCTACGATCCTAGCTCTGATCCTGAAATTGTTGGTGCCGTTGAAGCCGATCAGGCTGAGTCACTTGCAATAGGCGAGGAAATGATCCAACAAGCCGAGCAACGGCTAGCTGGGAAGTACAAAGATGCACAAGAGCTTGAAAAAGCTTACATCGAACTTGAAAAGAAACTAGGTTCACGCGATGCAGAAGAAGAAACGTCGGAACCAGAAGCTCAAGATCAGCAAGAACCGTCTGAGTATGCTACGCAAATCGACGCCATTAGTCGGGCTGCGGAAGAGTATGAGTCGAAAGGTGAGCTGAGTTCTGAGACTCTTGCTGAGTTTGAGAAAATGTCATCGAAGGAATTGATCCAAGCATACTTCCAGTATGAACAGGGTCTTCCTGCAAACGACGCACCGCAAGGTGCAGAGCTAAGTCAATCTGACATTAATCAAATTCAAAACTCTGTGGGAGGTGAAGCCGCCTATCAACAGCTTGTTGGTTGGGCAGCACAAAACTTCTCACAATCTGAGATCCAAGCCTTTGACAATGTTGTAGACTCTGGTAATGTAGATGCTATCAACCTGGCTCTCGCTGGGTTGAAGGCACGTTACACTGATGCCAATGGCTACGAAGGAACAATGATTCAAGGTAAGGCTGCAGCTCCTGCTGACACATTCAAGAGTCAAGCAGAAGTTGTACGGGCAATGTCCGATGCTAGGTACGATCGTGACCCGGCATACCGTGACGAAATCATGCAGAAGCTCGCCCGCTCTGATCTTAAATTCTAATGAACGACACTAACATCTGGGCCAAAGAGCCACCCCTTATTATGACCGACCATCCCTATGGAGTGCCGCACAATGAACGCGCTGAACAGCTCAACGGTCGCCTTGCTATGCTTGGCGTCATGGCTGCTCTTGGCGCTTACGCTTTGACTGGACAAATTATCCCCGGTATTTGGTAATTATCATGCCCGCTATCAATCCTTGGTTAAAAGACATTAATTCTAAAAACCCGCGCCCTTCCAAATATTGGGGAGAGCCGGGTAACGCAGGAAAAAATAAAAATGTAAAAAAAGAATTTAACAAAGGTGTTAAAGGAGCATAATCATGCCTCAAGGTAAAGGAACTTACGGTTCAAAGAAAGGTCGTCCCCCTAAAAAGGGGACTAAAAAATAATGGCTAAGCCTGGTCTCTATGCAAACATCCACGCCAAACGCAAACGTATTGCTGCTGGCAGTGGTGAAAAAATGAGAAAGCCTGGGTCTAAAGGAGCACCCACGGCTGCTAACTTCAAACGCTCC